GAAGCGTTTTACCTAAAATAGTTTTCTCAATCGACGTATTAGCTCTTAGTTTAGCCAATTCTTCGTTTTGATCAAGCTTTTCTTCTTGTAAATCTTGATTCATCATAGCTCTTGACTTATCTAGATTCAATCTTGCGTCTGCTTGCATACGTTTTTGCTCATTATCCATGGCTCTAAGGTCTAATTCTCTTGCTTTTAGTTTAGCTACAGGGTCATTTCCAAAATCACCCATGATTTTAGCCTCTTCTTCCTTGAATTCTTGAGTCATATCAGAAATTAATTTAGCTTTTCTTGCTTCAATAGCCATACTTAACTGCATAATCTGTTGTTGTACCTCTGGACTTTGTCCCATTGCAGGATTCATCTGTGCCATTTGTTGTAATTGCATTAATTGTTGTATCTCTTCTCTAAACTCTATCTCTAATTGCTCTTGTGCCATTAAAGAAATATGTTCAAAAATATTTTTTTGTAATGCAGCCATAATCATAGGATTATTTTTAACCATGTTAGTTGCCATAAAATTTAAATGTGAAGTTATATGTGCTCTATGATCTTGTCCTTTAAAAGCTTGAAAAGGTTTTCCTGACATGGCCATGATATTTTCTGCGGCAGGATCCATAGGCATAGGTTGTTGTGGTGGTGGAAGTATCTGATCAATATTTTTTACACCGATTGCCTCGTACATATCTCTATACGCTTCGTATAAATTATGCATTTGTGGATTTGACATTGCAAGTTGTAACTCTGTTTGAGCTAAACTTATTCTTTGTGACTGTGAAAATATATTTGGATCAGCCACAGGTAATATATCAACCTTATCATCAAAGTCTGCAACTTTAATATTTCTTTGCCCACCTACAACATCGTAAGGATATTCTGGTGGTAGATAAGTTTTAAATACATCAGCAAGTAAAGTGAATTCTTTTTTTAACGCCACATACAATCTTTTATGTATGGCTGACATGACCCTGGAGCCTCGCTCTAAGAGGGCAATGGTCGTTCCAACAGCGGCCTGTTGGTTGCCGTCACCGACCTGCATGTCAGCTATGGCGGCAAATCGTTGACCTGCTTGAACCACTATGCCCATCAATTGTAATAATGTTGCTGATGGTTCTTTGAAAGGTAAAGGCATAAATGCATCTCTTATATTTCCGCCGGGTGCATCTACATCTCTAAACTCTCCAGGTTGTATCGATTGCGCTTCATCTCTAACACGAATACCTCTTTGTTTAAATCCTGCTGGCATGTTTGAAAAAGTACCAGCATCCAATAACTGTCTGAGTGCATTCGTTGCAGTTCTTGATAATCCACCAATCATGTGGATTAAGCCAAAACCATAAAAACCTAGTCCCGGTAAAAACTTAAAATGTGTAAAATATTCTATTTTATTTTTTAAAGGATCTTCAGCTTTATAATTTCTTCTTATAGATAAAACTTCTTTTGAACCTGTATCAATAGTTACAATGTATGGAAGTTTTATTCCTGTTGGATTTTGTTCCTCATCCTTATCTTCAAAACCCTCTAGATCTATGTTTGTATGAAATTCTAGAATTGTAAACATTTGTTCATCTCTAGTTTTTCTAGTTCCTTCTAACTCTCTTTCTTTTTTCTCAACTTCTGTTTCTTGTGAGTATCCTGGTGTGATTTCTATATCTCTATAAAAACCAGATACTTGTTTTTTTCTTAAATCATTTTCAGATATTTTTAAAACGTGAACAATTGATTCTGCATCTTCTAAAGAAGTTGCAGTGTATGGAACTATCAGATCATCTGCCGGAACAAATTTAGACACGGCTCTGTCAAGTAGTTCATCGTAATAAACTTTCTTGAATGCAGAGCCGCTAAGAGGGAGATAAAAAAGTAACTGATCGAACTCGGGTTCATACTCTTTCATCTTATTCATGAGTTGATAGTTCATGAAATTTTTTACTCGTTTAGCCTGGTCTTCTTTTTGTCTAGTGGGTACACCCATAATTTGAGTATGCACTGGACCAGTTGCTGGAAGTAATTCTTTGTAAGCTTGTGCTTGAAATTGTGTAACTGCTTCTGCTAATACAGGGTGTGTTGCACCACTTGCATTTGAAAACGGTTGTGATCTTGTTTCGTATTTAAATCCTAATAAATCCAAACCCTTCGTATAACCGTCCTCCCAATCTTTTCTAGACGCTTTGTATTGTGTATAGTTTTCATAAAGATCAGAACCTAATCGTCCTAAAACTTCTTCTGGTAATAAATCTGCTAAATTATCAAAGTGTTCGTTTGTGCCTGGTTGATTTATGGCCTCTGGATCAAAACTAATCGTAGCACCACCATCCTCTTCTTGTGTTACTTGAACATCTTGAGCACCCTGTGCCTCTTCAATATTTTCCTGAGACGCTTCTACAATCTCTTCTTCACTAGGTAATTTTATTTCTTGCTCTACGTTTGGTAAAGACTTGTCTATTTCTGACATTATTTTTCTCCGAGTTCGACACCACTATAGTCTTTTTTCCAGGAACATTCAACCCTTGTGGGTGAGGTCCTCTTTCTGGTGGTATTGTCGTGGTTAATTTTTTAGTCATCTAATAATCCTATCCCTTGTATTGCTAAAGATGCACCAAGTCCAGCTATACCTGCTCTAGATAATAGTCTTAGTGCAGGTTTAGACATACCTAATCTAGCAAATTTTCTAAATGCTGAAGGCAGTCCTCTTGTTAATCTATCAGATTGTTCAGCAAATATTGGATACGTATAGTTTAATGGATCTGTTCCGATATCTGCTAGTGAATCTCCTTCAGAAACTTGTCTTGTAATATCTAATGCAGCTAGTGGTGCTAGCATTCCAGGTGATGCTGCAATACCTAGACCTCTACCTAATACTCTTCCACCAGTTCTTATCAAACCTTTTTTTTCAACACCTAATCCTCTTGATCTACTAGCTTTAATTGTTGATGGTGCAGCAAGAGCCGTTGATGCAGCTAATGATGCTCCAACTGCTGGTAGTTGATAATCTAAAAGATCTGGTCTTGTCATGTCTTCTGAGACAGGTTGTGTTACCATATCAACCAACATATTTTTCTGTTGATCTTCGTTTGATAAATAAGTTGTTGGATCATCATTTCTAAATTCTTTTACAAGTGCAGCCGCAGCCCCACCAGCAAGTCCTGCTACACTAAATGTTTTAAAGCCTGGTGATTTTGCAAAATTTAAAAAAGTTGTTGCAACTCCTTTAATTCTATTTACTGCTCCACCCTCTGGTTTTAAGTTTTGAATTTTGGTTGCTGTCCCTACTGGATCTTGTTCTAAAGCTAATTCCATTTGTGTTCCACAACCTCGACCACCAGCTTGTAGTCCTGCTCTACCAAATATTTTACAAATTTTATTTGTATCTTTTTTTGCAAACTCAACCAGTTTTTGTGAACTTGTAATAAATTTTTGTGCGGAACTTTTACCTAAAACTTCTTCTAATTCTGAAGTTAATGCACCACTCGCAAGAGTTCTTTTTATCTGCCCTCCTAGTGGTATATTTTTTTGTAAAGATCTAGCGATATTATATTGCTCATCTAGTATAGCAGGTGCGCCATAGTCTTTAACTTTAATTATACCTTTGTCATCAATTGTAAAATCTCCAGCTAAATCTCCAAATAATGTTTGGTTTATATTTTTTAGTTTTTCAACTTTTGCTATATTTTCTTTAACGTCTTCTCCTCGTATAATGGCATTTTGTAAAACATTTAATCTTCGATCTAAAAATTGTCCTTTGATTTGGTTAACATCACCAACAAGAGGATTTGTTCTAATCGCTCCTGCAATATCTCCACTTCTTTGTAAAGCTGCAAATGAAATAGGATGATCAAATTGAAAAGCTGCTTTACCTGGTCCTCTGCCTCCAAGTCCAAGTGCATTCTGTACTTCAACTCTAATCTTACCATAAGCTTTTAATTTATCTAAAGCTCTTTTTCTAAGCGTAGGATTATCTTTATAAAAATCTTTAATAGTTCCGGAAAAATCTCTACCAACTTTATTTGGAAATAAATTATAAATTGTTTTTAATGCTGGAGGTAAATCTTCAGAAGAAAATTTCTGTATATTCTTCATTTGAAACTCTCCAATTTTTTCTTTTCTAGCTTCTTTAAGTAATCTAGCAGTAGCAAGACGGTGAGCCTGCACAGCAGCTGTAACAATTTCTCCATTACTTAATGGTCCTTTTGCTAGTTTACGAACACTACTGAATAATTCTTGTTCTGTTAGATTAGGATTCTTTTTTACAACATCGATAACGTTAGTAACTAGAGGGCTACCAATATTCTTTTTTGCAGCTGTCTCTGTTATTTTAGCTTGTTTAAATTTTTGAATATTTTCAAAATCAAAATTTTTAATTGTGTTTAGTTCTGATTTAGGAAGGTTTAATTGATCAAAAAAAGTTTTATATGTTTCACCGGTTCCTGTTCTTCCTGGATTAACTGGTGCTTTTCCTTTTGCATATTGAACCAATCTTCTCCATACCTGACCGGCTCGATTATCAAACTCACTTGTTTTCTTTCCAACTTTTTTAGCTGCAGCCATAGACTTAACTCTAGATGGCATAGTTCGAAAACTTTCAAAGGTACCACCACCTGCTTTCCATTCCTCTAAACTTTTTAAAAATTCTTTTAATTGTTCAATTGTTTTTTTAGGAAGTCTTGTAGATACGGTATAAGTCTTACCTTTGTAAGTAAAAGTTTGTTCATAGCCTCCTGCTGCTAATCTTTCTGCTCTTTTTTTTGCTTTGTATTTTTGTTGTGGAGTCATTAAACCTCCAGGATCTTAGCTAGGCCACCACTCTTCATGCCAATATCGATTCCTAGTTTCTTTTGGATCTGTAATATTTCTTCTGGAAAATCTTCAGGATTTTTTAATGCTTGATTTAATATTTTAAAATATTCTGTTTTCTCTTTACCAACTAAAGTTTTATCTTTTGCAAGTTCTGCAAATAGACGAGAAATATCTTTACCGGTAATACCATATGCTTCAGCAGCAGCAAAGCCTTCACCTGCTCCTCGTTCTAAAGCTTTTCTTCTCATAGCCATACCCAAAGCTTTACCTACAAGTCGTCCAGCGAAGAAAGGCACACGTCCACCATCTGCAAATTCAAAGTCCTTTATATCAACAGTATCAGGATCAAAGAATCTATCTGTAACTCCTCTACCTCTTGCATCTTTAACACTGATTAATCTTTCAGCAAATAGTTGTATGTCATTTGGTGTATCTAGTTTTGCAACGGCTGCTGCAACCTTTGGTCCAAAATATTTTTGTACTAGTAAGAATGGATCACCCATTGCTCCACCGCCACCCTCGGTCATAAATTTAAAATCATCTGTTTCCATAACACCAGATAATGTTGGGCCATCTACATCATCACTTAAATCTTTTATTCTATTTAAAAATTCTCTAGCGTTCGCTCTAACAACTGGCTGTGCATTTTCCGATACACCTGCGTTTAAATAAATTTTATTTAATACATCGTTCATGATTAGATTATTATTTTTTACATTTTTTAATAATTCTAAACCAGCACCTGTCGGGGAACTCGCTTCTAAATTTTTAATTGTTTCATCTGCGGATTGAAATGGTGCTGAAATATCTTCTGGTCCGCCACGTGAACCTGGTGGCGGTAAATCATCTTGCAACGCTCGAATATCGTCTTGCATTACTTTTGTCATTACAGGTTTGCCTGTTTTTTGACCAGCTTCAAATCTTCTAATTAATTCTGACTCTCTTAAAGATTCTAAACCTCCTTTATCTAAACCGGTAGTTCCTGTTCTAAGATCAGTGATGTTAGCCGGCCCTGCAGGTGGCATGTAAAAATTTTTCATCTTAGTCATGTTCTCTAACAGCTTGTTAGCTTGTATGTCGTTTAGTTTACCGGCCACTGCATAACCTATAGGGTCTGTTAATGTTTCTACTGCTTTTGATTGAGAAAGCACACCTAGTGCATCTGTATTAATATCCATGTCTAACATTAGCTCTGGAGATTTACCTTTACCTAAGAAACTTATATTAGTTTTAGTACCCATAACCTCATTTAGGTTTCCTCCTAAATCTCGAAATGTTTTTAAAATTAAATCTAGTGTCTGTTTCCTAGCCATAATATTCTAATCTGCTCCTATCAGGCAATGGTTCGTCTTTGTAAGAATCTTTGTTACGAACTATTCCCCCCTGTTTAATACGCATAATTGCCTGGGTCATAGAGTCGACGTAGTCATCGTAATCTCCATGCGGAAATGCTGCGCACTCTTCCACAACCTCTTGAGCAAAATGTTGGTGCATAGGAGCCCATACCATTCCTGTCTCAAACAGCGGTGATACAGAGTTTACCCTTGCATGTTTATCATTTCCTCGGCTAGGTGTAAAGTTAACAACTGGGATTCCCATATCTCTTAATTCAGCTGTCAAAGGTATCCCTGATGCCTTAGCCTCGATCACCACCATGTCGGGACGCCAATATAGATACTCTTCGTAAGCTACTTTTTTAAGCTCTGGAAACTCATACCGATCCTTAAATGCATTAAGTAAAATTATATTATGTCCGTGGTCCTCGGTCTCAAAGACTCCCCACGTGGTTATGGCTGAAAAGTCAGCAGATTCTTTTTTAAGAAAAGCTGTATCGTAAGATTGGATTATAAACTCACATTTAGGTGGTTCCTTCTCCTCCCAATCCTGCCACCAGTCACGTTTGATGATAGCACCCTCCTCAGCTGTTGGCTGTTGCATATACTGAGCGTTCCAGTTGTTAACCGGAATAGATGCTTTGGTTTTTTCTAATTCATCCTTGGTCCAGTATTCTGGCCATACAGGATCACCGCTAGGTAATAAAGCTGGTAGTTCTACAACCTCCCACTCATCAGAGTTCTCTTCTCCCTGAGCCTTGATCAGTTGTCCAGTAAGATCTTTTGTGCTCCATCTTGTCATGACAACAACGATACGACCGCCAGGTTGCAAACGCTGACGTGGACCTGATGTATACCAGTTCCATGCTTTCTCGAATGATTTACTATCTTTTTTGATATCCTGTTCCTTGTGTGGATCGTCGATGATTAATAGATCAGCACCACGACCTGTTATCGCTCCACCAACCCCGGCAGCGAAGTATTCTCCTCCCTGTTCCGTTTTCCATTTACCAGCGGCCTGTGAGTCCTCCATCAGTCTTGTGTCGAATAGTTCTTTGTAGTTTGGTTGATCTACCAGGTTCTTGGTCTTACGGCCGAAGTCGACAGCTAGATCAGCCGTGTGTGTTGCTTGAATGATCTTTAAC